AGACACCAGAAGGACTAATGACAGGGGAGGGTAAGCCTTATGAAGGTGATACGAGTAATCTTGTCGAAACTGATTCTAATATCGTCATGGTGTCTGTTGAAGTTGAACGCAAGGTTGACGAAAAAGCGGTCTTGGAGGTTGTTCAATACAACGATTATTTTTGCAGTGATGCCAGAACCGAAGCGGAAGTAGAATGGCGAGCTAGAAGAGCATTTTTAGATCGCGAGCGAGCAGAAAACATGTTTGGCGCAGATGTTGCCAAAACATTAAGTTATACAAGCTATCCAGAGGTTATAAAGAAAGCTATTAGCCGTAAGGATGATAAGTATGAGGGTAAAGCTGAAGTTTTTGAGATTTGGTGCGAAGCTACTAACAAAGTATACTGGCTTTCAAAAGATGCTGAAAAACCGATTATCGAGACGAGCGCTCCACCTATTAAGTTTGAGAAGTTTTACCCTTGCTCTGTTATTACTCAGTCTGATGACCCCGATAGTGTTATTCCTGTTTCCGATTATACTCATGTTAGGGATCAAGTTCTTGAGGTAGAAAGACTTACTACTCGTATCCATGCTGTAACCCAAGCTATCCGCACTAATAGCGTTTATGACTCTACTTTAGGCGACCAAATTGAGCAGCTTTTAACTGGCGATCTAAAACTAATTCCTGTAACAAACTGGCCAAGCTATAAGATGCGTGGAGGACTAGCTAGTGGCGTTGAGAGCTTTAATATCGCTCCTTACATAGAAGCATTACAGGTGCTTCAAACAGCTAGACAAACTGCACTAGGACAGCTTTACGAAACATTGAAAGTATCCGATCTGCTAAGAGGTACAAGCGAGCAATATAAGTCTGCTACAGCTAATAGGCTTGAAAACGCTTGGTCTAGCATGGGTCTTATCGTAAGACAGAACATGTTTGCCAAGTTTGTATCTGATTCAGTAAGTAACTTAGCTGCTATTATTGCAGAGCAGTTTGATGAAGAAACTATCTTAGATATTGGTAATGTTGCAGAGGTTGTAGCCCCTCTTATTAAAGAACCTGCTCCTTTGCCACCTCCGGCTCCCGAACAAATGCCAGAAGAAGGAATGCCACCACAAGAAATGCAGCCACCTGCACCACCTCCGCCGCCAATACCATCTCCAGAAGAGCAAATACAGCAGATGGCACAGGCTATTATCAGCATACTCCGAGACAACAAGCAGCGGTCTTACCGTATTCAGGTAAGTACGGACTCTATGGTTGCGGTAAATGAAAGCCAGCAACAGCAAGAAGGTATGCAGCTTATACAAACTACAGGCGCATTTTTTGACCAAATGAGAGGTCTTGTTGAGCAGTATCCACCTCTTATGCAGTTTAGCATGAGTCTTTTTCAAAACATGATTAAGCGATTTAAGGGAGGCAAGGAACTAGATGCGGTGTTTACGCAGGGCTTTGAAGCGTTGGGCGAGATTATTAAGGCTAAAGAAGAAGCGGCTAAACAACCGCCGCCGCCGGATCCAGTCATGCAAGAGGTGCAAGGACGACTGCAAATTGCACAAATAGAAGCCGAAGCTAGAATGGCATCTACACAGATGGAGATGCAGGATAAGTCTGTTAAGAATCAGATTGCCATGCAAGAGCAGCAGGTTAAGATGCAGCGTGATCAATTAGAAGCTCAATTAGCAGTGCAAAAGTATCAGCTAGAAGAGTACATAGCGCAGCAAGAACTTGCTATTAAGCAACAAGAAGTGCAGGTCAAGCAAAGCAAAGTACAGGTAGAAATGCTACAGGTACAAGCTGAAAGCACCAATGAATCTACCAAGCAAGCTATTCAGCAGGAAACTGCACAAATGAATCAGATACTAGAGATTCAAAAGCTACAGCTTGAGCAGATGCGAATTAAGCTATCTGAGACTGAAAAGCTAATGGAGGAAAGAAGGCTTAACTCAGAGCAGGAGCTAGAACGCATAAGACTTGCAATGCAGAGTATTACAGAGCAAAGCAAGGAAACAGCAGCTAAGGCACAACCGATTGTAATTAATAACGTAATGCCTAAACGTGCAAAGAGAAAAGCTAACCTTATAAATGATGAGCTTGGGAATCTAAGCGGCATTGAATTAGCCGATATAGAAGAAGAAGAAGAGAGCTAATACATGAGCGATAATGTTACCGTAAGTAACAGCCCCACCAGTATAAATGCTGATATTCCAGTGCGTACACTGGATAAGGGAACTACACAAACTCAAGTAGTAGCTATTGATTACGGTGCTGGAGGAGCTGAAAACCTCACAGTGCCTGACTTTGCTACAGAAACTACTCTTAACAGTATTGACGGTAAAGTAGCTACAGAAGCTACGTTAGCAAGCATAAACAGCCAAATTATTGGCGGTATTACAGCTACTCTTAATAGCGACGTTTTAGGAGCTGCTGTTACAGCAGTAAGAAACAATGAAGTAGAGATTAGTTTTTTTGATTCTTTTAACAGCGACATTATTACGAACACAAACTCACATGGCGGAAGTGCTACTATTGTAGGTGGCCATGCACGTTACAGAACTGGCACAAATGCCACTGGAGCCGCCAAAGGTGTTAGCGTTTATAGCTGTAAGTACCGTCCTGCACATGAACAGTATTGTTTTTTCACAGCAGCTTTTACTACAGGTGTTGCTGATAGTTATCAAAGAATTGGACTGTATGATACTAACAACGGTTTCTTTATTGGTTATGAAGGAACTAGTTTTGGTGTCACGTTAAGAACAGGTGCAAGTGATACAACCACTGCACGAGCAAGCTGGAACGGTGATCCTTTAGATGGTTCAGCAGGCTCCTTGTTTACTCGTGGTGGTAATCCAGAGGCAATAAATCTTACTTACAGTAACCTGTATAGAATCCGTTTTGCATGGCTTGGCAGTGCTAGTATTTATTTTGAAGTGTTTAGTCCTGACGGTAATTGGGTAACATTTCACACAATTAAGATTCCCAATAGTCAATTAGATCCAAGCATACAGAATCCAGAACTTCCAATTACTATTGATGTAAAAAAGTTTAGCGGTGCAACAGACCTATCTTTGTATACAGCGTGTGTAGCAAGCGGAACAACCAGTGCTGATTTTCCAATAAACGAAACGCTAAATGAATATAGTTTAGCTAAACTTACTCGGTCGGTTATTACAGGCGAAACGTCAGCAGGTGGCGGCGGTTTTGTTAATGTAAAAGTAACACCGAGCGGATCTCTTACTATCGCATTGGGTGATATTGACGGAGTTTCAGGTCAAGAAACAATGGCAAATAGCTTGCCTGTTGTTATAGCCAGTGACCAGTCAGCAGTACCAATTTCAGATGACGGCGGCAGCATTACAGTTGATGGAACGGTAGCAGCTACTCAAAGTGGAACATGGAACATAAATAACATTAGTGGCACAGTATCTTTACCTACAGGTGCAGCTACTGAAAGCACACTTTCTACGCTAAATGGTAAAGTTACTGCGTGTAATACAGGTGCAGTTACAATTAGTTCAGCATTACCAGCAGGAACAAATAACATTGGTGATGTTGATGTAGCTTCATTACCTGCCGTTGTAGACGCAACGTATTCCAGTTCTTCTGTAACAAGTGTTAGTGCAGCAGCAACAAGCACAAGTATTTTGGCTACTAATTCTAGTAGACGAATGGCTATTATGGTGAATGACGCTGATAAAAATGCTTATGTCAAACTAGGCACTACAGCAAGCACAAGTAGTTTTTCTTACAAGCTAACGCCAGGACAAACATTAGAATTGCCAACCCCAGTATACACAGGAGCTATTGACGCAATTTGGGATACTAGTCCAACAGGGAGTATGCGTATAACGGAGATTAGCTGATGCCTGTATATGGTGGCGATACTCCAGTAGGTGCAGGGATGTTGTGGTATACAAATACTGCTCCTGCCAATTGGTTGCTATGCGATGGCTCAAGTCTTAACAGAGCAGACTATCCAGAGCTTTTTAACGCTATTGGTACGACATACGGTTCAACAAGCGGAACTACATTTAATCTTCCAGATTTAAGACAAAGATTCCCATTGGGCAAAGCCGCAAGCGGAACAGGTAACTCACTAGGTGATACAGGTGGAACTATAGATCATACACACACTGTACCTGCTCACTTTCACGGTATGGGAACTGGTGCGGATTTAAGCGTAAGTAATAGTCCAAGTGGCTACAGCGCATGGGGTGGTAGTAGCACAACAACAGCACCGCAAGGTACTACAGCAGATGGTAGTTATACAGACAGTACCATTTCAGGTCGGATCGGTTTGGTTACAGGTGGGGTCGATGGTAATGCGGAAATGACAAGCGGTGCAAACAATCCGCCATTTTTAACCGTAAATTACATTATAAAATACGCATGAGCTTAATTCTTCTACTTAATCCTAAGCAGTACGGCGGTGAAATAGCCGTTCCTGACCTTAGTGATGTTTGGTATAAAAAAAGAAAATACGACGAGCTGGAAGAACGAATTGCAGCTCAATTACTTGCTAAACAACGGCAAGATGTAGAAATACCTGAAAATGTTGATAAAAACATATTAGCTGATGTATTAAGAGATAAGTTATTAGAAAGTCCTAGACAAGGAGAAGTTACAGGACTTAAACGCAAACGAATCATTACTGCCTTGTTAATGGTCTTAGCATTGGAGAGCGAATGACAAAGTACAAGCTGTACCAGTATTGCCATAAGCAAAAAAAGGTCGTTCCTATCGAAGAGGTTATAAGGGAACGATATGCCCGTGATTTGTTCATTCAAGATGAAATGGAACCGACACGGAATCCGTTAAATCCAAAAGAAATATATACAAGTAAATCAAAATTAAGAGCAGCTTACCGAGCTGCTGGAGCTGTAGAAGTAGGTGATGCTTACGAGCGTGGATATGTACCAGACAGGGAGTCAGGTGCTACCGAACGCAAGTTAGTTGCTAAACTTAAAGAACAAATAATTGATAGGTACAGAAATGGTTAATGACACGGAAAGTACAGAAATCGTAGCAGAAAGAGATGAAGCTCCAGTAAGTATCAGAGAGCGATTACAACAGGAGTTCACGGAGGAAACTGAGGCATCCGAAGATTACGATGATTCCGCAGAAACCGACGAAGAACCCACTCAAGAACCCGATACAGTTCAAACAGAAGCACTTGAAAAGCCTGTTTTTGCGCCGCCTGCTGATATGAACGCTGCTGAAAAAGCTGCTTTCTTGTCCCCAACCCCTGAGAATAGTCATGTCATTCAAAATTACCTTAATCGTAGAGCTTATGAGACTCGCACTCAGTACGATAAGAAGATGCAGGAAGTTAATCAATTAAAATCTCAGCTTGGCTCATTATATGAGTCAGTCCAGCAGTATGAGAATGATTATGCCAAAGATGGATTATCTATAGCCGATATTACCAGGCGTTCTATTGCTTGGGATAAAGCCATGCAAAATAACCCTGTAGCTGCTGCTAGAGAATGGTTGGAAAGCTATGGCCTAACTGTAGATGACTTACTAGAAGGCCAGATGCAGTATGAGCAGCAAGGACAATATCAACAACCACAACAATCTCAATACCTTACACGAGAAGACGCTGAAAAAATTGCAGAAGAGAGGTTTCAAGCTGCTCAACAAGAACAACAAAAAAAGGCACTTGAATACTATAATCAACAGGTTGTAAACTCATTTACAGCAGGTAAACCACTTTTTAGAGACCCTGAAACGGCAGCCCAGCTCGAAGCAGAGATGGCCCCTGTAGTTCAGGCTCTCACAAGTACAGGTCGTTACAGCTCCGCAGAGGAGATACTAGAAACGGCCTATAATTATGTGGTTAATGGCAACCCGACTTTCTCCGGCCTTAATAGTCGTATGGCTGCTCAGTCGGCAATGGAAAAAGAAGCGGCAAAGGTACAAAAAGCCAAAGCTGCAAGTAAATCAGTCACTGGCTCCGCAGGTAGTGGAACTCCCAGAATAGAAGCAAAGAATATTCGGGATAATCTACGCCGCCGCATGGCAGGAGAGTAACTGTAGGTTATCCCATAAAAAGGGATAACAAATGGCAAACTTAGAAGAAGCAATTGTTGCGACCCTGTTTGACCAGTCTGATTCCATAGCTGATGAGGTTCTTCACCACAATCCGCTATTGGCAACACTGGACGATCAAGGTCTTGTTCGTAAGATTTCGGGAGGTTATGAACTCCGGAAGCCTATCATGTATAACGATGCTGCTGTTGGTGGATTCTACCAAGGGTATGACTCGTTTGACCTTTCGGCGATTGATGATGCTACAGCATTTCGATTCGCTATCAAGCAAGTATATGAGCCAGTAGCTATTAGCGGTCGTGAGCGACGAGCTAACCGTGATGATGCTCAGCTCCTTGACCTTGCTGAGATGAAGATGAAAGCAGCTATTTCTCGATTGAAGAATACTGTTGGAACTTCTCTCCGAGGCGATGGAACTGGATCTGGTGGACTTGAGTTTGACGGTATTAAGAAAGCAGTTTCTACTTCTCCGTCTTCAGGTACATACGGAACAATAGATCGTTCGACAAACGTATTTGCTAGAAACTTGGCTGTAAACACAACTCTTAGTGCTTCTAACGTACAAGAGACTGTTTCAGACACGATTTCGCAGATCGTTCGAGGTGATGAGCAGGTTGATTTGGGTCTCTGTGACAGAACTGCATGGAAGTTCTTACACAGCTCCCTAACAGCTATTCAGCGTATCCAAGCTCCAGTAAAGAAAGCAATAGGCGGTTTTCGTGCTCTTTCTTTCGACGGTGTGGATTTCGTGTTTGATGGCGGTTATGGATCAGCAGTTCTTGAAACCAATTCTTGCCGATTGCTCAATACTAAGTATTGGTCTTTCGACATGGTTCGAGGTGCTGACTTCAAGCCACTACAACCACAGATGGATCGACCAATCGATCAGGATGCTTTCTTCACGGTAATTATCGTGGAAGGTAACTTGTGTTGTGCGGCTCCTGCTCTACAAGCTGTAATTTACGCATAAGGAGGGTTAGGAAATGTCAAGTCAAGGATTTGGAGTTAATCCAGGAAAAACATTCACAACAACGGATCTTCCTCTTCCAGTAGGAGTAGGATCGGTTGGAAAAACACCAGACGGTACTTGGATGTTTGTTCAAGCTAGTGGAGCTATTGACCAGTACGCTGCTGTAGTTATCAGCGATGATGGTCAAGCTGCAATGGCTACAACAACCAATGCAGGTTCTAATAGCTTGCAAGTAGGTATCGCTCAGGTAGCTGCTGCTAACGATGAGTACCTTTGGGTATTTGTCGGTGGTGTTGGTGGTGGTGGAGTAGGAAGCGGAATTAAGGTTAAGGCCGCTGCTTCTTACGCTGCTGATGCAAACCTTAACACAACTGCTACAGCAGGTGTTGTTGATGATGCTTCTACAACTCTTATTAAGAATGTTGTAGGACTCACAACTCTCACTGGTGCTGGCACTGTTGAGGTTAAAACCACTGGCTACATGTCAGTAAACTAAACGACAGGGGGCGTAACAGCCCCCGTTTTTTGAGGATAAGTTTATGGCAAGTACAGCAGAATTGATGGGTCTTGGAATGCCAGGACAACTCGCTGCCAAGGTAACAGATGGTGTTGCAGAAACGGTTGTAAACGGAACCGCTGCTGGAATCCGAACAATTCAAAGCACAGATGATGTAAATGATACTACACCATCAGCAGCAGAATTGACGGCGGCTTTTGGCGCTCCTGCAACTGTTGGAAGTGGTTTTATTGGTGTTGTTAAAGACAATGATGCAGATACAAACTGCTATGTTGTTGTATCAAATGGCACTAGCTACTTCTACTTGAAGTTTACTAAGGCAACGTAATTAAAGGGGAGGCAACTCCCCAACTTTTTGAGGCAATATGGCAAGCGATTTTACCCCAAGTAACCCAGGAGCAATGTTTTCAGCTTCTAAGCTAGCGGCAGTAACTCCAAGCGATACCACTGATTTAGGAGCCGTGAGAGCTTTATATGTAGGTGGTGGCGGTGATATTAGTGTGTTAGCTCAAGGTGATTCTTCTCCAGTAGTATTTACAGTCCCATCAGGGATAATTTTACCCATATTTGCGAGTAAGGTGTATGCGACTGGTACTGACGCTACTAACATTATTGCTATGTATTGATATGATCATTGGACTACCTGGAGCATCAGTCGTAGGTAATCGAGTATCATCCTCGGCGTTTAGTCCGAGTGACATTGCAGGTTTGCAGCTATGGCTTAAATCCGATGCAGGGGTATTAGACGCAACGGATACGCCGATTACGGCTGATAACACACCAGTCAAGACGTGGCAGGATCAAAGCGGCAATGGATTAGATGCAGTACAAGCTACTGGAGCATTGCAACCTGTTTGGAGGAACGCCGCAAACGGTATTAACGGCAACCCGGCGGTTTACTTTTCCGGCGATATTATGCAAACAGCTAATTTGACGGCTGGACCATATACTATTTGCGCAGTGCATAAAGCTACCGCTCATGGACTCGTATATGAACGTGGAGTGTCAGTAAATACCAATGACGGTGAGTATTTATATACTAGTGTTGGCTATACGATAGCGGTACGTCGAACTGACGGAACTGCTAAAACGTCAGCTAGGGATTACACGCCATCATGGGGTATCGGTGGCAATACGCTAACTACATGCCATCAGTTTGACGGGACGCTTGCTGGTCACACGTTGCGTGTAAACGGTTCAGCAATTAGTTTAACTAGTAGTGGAATTAATCCAGGCACGGTTAACGCAACAGGTGCATTATACATCGGAGCACGATCAGGAACCGTTGCGCCAGTCACGGGATTTATTGCAGAACTTATTTACTATGATTCAGTGCTATCGCTTGCAGATGTGTTGCAGGTAGAAAGCTACTTGATTGACAAGTGGGGAACTTAATGCGGTCTTGTGATACGAAAATATGTTAAGTAGGCTATATGCAATAACGTATACCTACTAACTAAAAGGATTTTTATGGCACAAGTAGATTGGGCAAGCATAATGAACGGCAATAGCCAACCCAAGAAGCGGTACAGTGGGGCTAATGTTAAGTTCTTTTATGCTTACAATGAGAACAGAGAGAAGT